GTCATGGTGTGCCTCCTCAGGCTTGTGTTTCGATTGTGTTAAATCTCATCAGTGCAGCTGCTTGCTACATACACACTGGGCTTGCTACTCGCTGACGCTTTCACTATCCAGAACCTCAAACCTTGAACCCGTTGAGGGAGGGCACCTTAAAGGTGGCAGGTCATCCGGAGACCTCGTAACCGAACTGGCAAATTACCAGTTGAGACGCCACAGTAATCTCTAGGTGATAGCTTGTCAACACCTACAGACGAAAATAATTCATTTAATTGTCATTGGTGGTATAATTTCAGCACATATAAACGAGGTTCAACCCTCACAGACACTGGCTGGCGGTATGCAATTGGATATTGAGAAAAGATTTGACCGAATTGAGGTAAAGCTCGACCAGCTGACTGATACCGTCGCCATATTGGCACGGATAGATGAGCGGCTGGTGAGTAGCCATAAGCGGCTGGATCGGCACGAGGTCCGGCTTGATCTATTAGAGGGCAACATCAGAGACACAGAGACAACCGTCGCCAGAGCAGCAGGCAAAGGCATGGTGATAGAGCGAGCGGCTTGGATTCTATTCGCCGCAGTCATTACGGTTATCGGCAAATTTTTGTAGGGCGGGAAAAATCAAACCTCACCCTAGTACCGACCTCTCCTAAGGGGGATGTAACAGATGCACATAGAGAGCAAGACAACCGAAACAGTAAAGCCATTGAACATGAGACAGCAGAAGTTCGTGGATTACTACTCGACATCAGGCAATGCAACCAGATCAGCTGAGGCGGCAGGTTATCGCCATCCCAATGTTCAGGCGTTCAGATTGTTAGAGAATATTAGTGTTAAGGCATCAATTGAGGCGATTAGAGAGCATATGAGCAAGGATACAGAGGATAGAAGGGCTAAGTGGGTGAGTCGGCTGGAGGTTCTCGGAACGGCAGCAGAGAAGGATTCTGACCGCTTACGAGCCATTGAACAGCTGTTCAAGGCTGAGGGTTGGATTGCTCCAGAAAAACAGGAGATTGTTCAGTTTAATGGGGCTTTTTTGGCTGACTTGGACCTTGAGGACGGCGATATCGAAGAGCTTCAAGGCGAAATCCCTTTAGATAACAACGAGATGCACTAGATGGACCAACTGCTCAAGGAGCAATTGACCCCTATTAACCCCTATCCTGCCTGTTTATGGGTGCCTGTTGAGTGTATTGGCTAGGTGGGGGGGGGTAGTTGTCTGGCGGTGGCGTCGTCCGCGTGTGTGGTTCCATGTGGGTGATGTAAGTAAATAACAGCATATTTTGACCCCCGACGGGTCTTGTGAGAGTACCGAGGCAAAAAATGAAGCAAATATTGATGCATAAGGTTACGGCATGTAACTACTTGGACATGGATGAGTTCACATTTGAGGCTTATATCGTCCCAAACGTCACCTCCCTGCGATTCGGGGATCACCTGTACTACTTATCCTCCCAAGTGGAAGAGGCGGTATACGCGCTTATAGAGTCTTCTGAGGAGACTGAAGTGCATCTGCACCTCGTCGATTAGGGGGGGGGACATATCCAATCACTTATAGAAAAAAATACAAAAAAATACACAGAAAAAAATGTATGTATTTGTCCATACGCAGTTGAGCCAGCTCGGGTCAAGGTGTGGTGCGATAAGTGCGATGCATTCCAAAAGCACAGCAGGTTTATTCACGAAGATAAAGAAGAAGGTATCTAATCATGCCAATGGTCAACGGTAAGAAGTTTGCATATACGAAAGCTGGTGTAGCAAAAGCCAAAGTCGCGGCGAAGAAAGCCGCAGTTAAGCCGAAAGCTAAACCAAAAGCCAAGAAAGGTAGCTGATTATGGGAAACGGTCTGTATGCAAACATAAACGCTAAGAAAAAAGCTGGAAAAAAAATGCGACAAGCGGGCGAGAAAGGCGCGCCGACAGCCAAAGACTTCAAGAGGGCAGCAAAGACTGCAAAGAAGAAATGAAAAATTCACGCGAGACGTTATATGGCAAGGGTGATAATCGCCGTCCTCAAGACAGTTCTAAGTTTGATGAAGGTTTCGACCGCATATTTAGGAAAGACAAAAAACCAGAGCGGGACGATAGAAAGTCTATTAGGGCTGAAAAGCGGGTGCCCAGCCACAATGATTGATGTCGAACTAAAGCGGTTTGCCTACCACCCTGAGGGTACGCTGGGCGTCATAGATCTTGCTGGAGTGCGCCTCTATACCATTGAGCGCCCTTGGCTGGATAACAAGCCTAACGTCTCATGTATCCCTGAGGGTAACTATCTTACTGGATGGCGAGACTCCCCCAGATTTGGCGAGACTTGGCATGTTAAGGATGTAGAAGATCGAACGTGGATTCTGATTCACGCCGCTAATTACCCGAAGGATGTTCAGGGTTGCATTGGACTTGGTTTAGCACTCATGGGCGATCGAGTAGCTGTAAGCAATAGTCGTAAAGCAGTCGCTCAATTTGAGAAGCTTACGAGGGATATAGAGTGGCGCTTGATAGTAAAACATGCAGCTCATGCGGGATTGTCAAAACTCTAGACGATTTTCCGTCGGCAACTAGGCGGCAGTGCAGGGCTTGTAAGTCGCTAGGAAATAAAACTCGGTTTAACTCAAGCCTCCGTGGCTTTTTGCAACTGCGTTTAACCAGTCTTAAACAGCGACACAAGGCGAAAAAATATAGCGGGGACATAGTCTCCCTTGACTATTTACTGCTGTTATACGAGCAGCAGAGAGGTATTTGCGCCATTTCTAACCTACCAATGCACATAACAACTGAGCAGTCAGACCTTTCAGCAAGCCCAGACCGCATAGATATAGCTCAGGGCTATACCGAAGGCAACGTAAGGTTGGTTTGTTCCCGAGTAAACTTAATGAGATGCACACTTTCAGACCATGACTTTGTCTGGTGGTGCCGTGCAGTGGTGAATAACAGTGGAAATTGAAGAGATAGCGCGCAAATTTAAGGGAAACTTCCCCTTATATAGCAAGAATGTACTAAGAATCGTGACGAAAGACGGCGAGTCTAAGCCTTTTGTGCTCAACGCAGCACAGTTATACGTCCATAACATGCTCGAAAAACAGCTAAAAGATCAGGGAAACATCCGCGCATTGGTCCTGAAAGCCCGCCAAACCGGCATATCTACGTACACGCAGGGCAGAAACTTCTGGAAGGTCACGCAAAATCGAAACGCTAACGCGTTTGTACTGTCGCACCTTGCAGAATCTACTAACGCTATTTTCAATATGGTCCGATATTTCTATGACAATGTCCCGCATCCAGCATTCAAACCTCCGCTCGCTTCTCAGTCGGCGTCAACGCTCGTATTTGATGAGATCAACTCGCGATATCGGGTTGGAACCGCAAGGTCTACCCAGACAGGTCGAGGGCAAACAAACAGATTCGTCCACGGATCAGAGGTTGCCTTCTACCCTCAAGGATCAGACATAGTCGCGGGTCTATTGCAGACCGTCGGCGGATACAACACTGAAGTAATACTAGAAAGCACGGCGAACGGGGCGGGCGGTTGGTTCTACGATCAGGTCATGAAATCGCTACGCGGAGAGTCCGAGTGGATTACATGTTTCATCCCTTGGTACTGGATGCCCGAGTACAGAAAAAAAGTTTCGCCGTACTTTGTGGCGACCCCCGAAGAGTATGAGCTTGCCAAGAAATATAATTTGGATGACGAGCAGCTTTCATTTAGGCGCGCCAAACTTGATGAGCTAGGTGGCACTGATCTCTTTAGACAGGAGTATCCTAGTACCCCGCTCGAAGCATTTTTGACCTCCGGTAGGTGCTTCGTTGAAGAGACCGCGATATCTCAATGTGAAAGTAATTGCTACACCGCAGATTTTTATGGCGACATCATTGATGGCACCTTGATACCGCGAGAACACGGCAACTATCAGGAGTGGTATCCGCCTCTCCGAGAAGAGAGCTATGTCATCGGTGTGGACGTTGCGGAAGGTCTCGCCTACGGCGATTACAGCTGTGCTCAGGTTCTAGACTCTAAGGGTAATCAGGTTGCTTGCTGGCACGGGCACATCGATCCTTTTGATTATGGCGCTCTAGTTGCGATGCTGGGTAAGCGGTATAACAATGCATATATAGTAGTAGAGCGAAACAACCACGGTCTAGGCACACTCCGGAAAATACAAGATCTGGGATATGCAAATCTGTTTGTGGAGAGTTCAGTCGATGGTGCCTACGGAGATCGCTTGACAAAACGTGGCGGCTTCTTGACCACCAGCAAGACTAAGCCTCTCATTGTTGACAACTTTGCAACACTCTTAAGGCAGGGCGAAAGCGGCGTTGCAGACATCGAATTACTAAATGAGTTGCGAACCTATATCATTGATGATAAAGGAAGTTACAATTCCCAAAATGGATGTTATGATGACAGGGTGATGGCGTATGCTATTGCCTTGCATGGACTTGCTTCTATGCCGAGACCTCGGCACCGGACTATACAAAAACGATTTAAATCGCTAGATCCTGTGACGGGCTATTAATCTATGCATGATGCTGAGTTTGATGAAGACGAGGTAGTTGAGAAAGAAGCAGACGGTACGCAAGCGCAGAGCATGCAGAGTCTGGGGTCTCGCCTCGCCGGTACATTTCAAGAATATAAAGACGCCCGTAGAGAAACAGAAAACGAGTGGCTAAAAGACTTGCGCCAGTATCAGGGTATCTATGAGCCTGATGTCCTTGCACGTTTAAACGCTGCATCTGGATC